GAACGGGAACTCCGTCTGGTAGGATTTGACCACGTTGGTTGCGGTGGCCTGATTGATATAGGTTTTCTGCATGGACTGGGCATTGGGGTTCTCGTCCAAAGTCTCGAAGCCAACGCCCATCAGCTCAAATGCTTCGTCCACCATCAGATAATCCGCAACCTTGTTGCGCATTACCGGATTGGGGGCATTGATAGAGCCGTCTTTAATTGCCATATTGTTTTCTCCTTTCTCACGGACAGAAGTAAATCAGATTACACTGAATCACATACTGACCCGTACCTTGTTCTGCATCGTATAAATAGCCGGGGGTCGTTGCCGTGATACTTCTGGCAACTTTCCCGCCGGTAAGCTCCGGGAGATCTCCGGCGTTGGAGCAGCTTTCCAGCCATCCCGCAAAGTTCTCATAGAATCTGGAATTTTCCAGCTGCTCGATTATATCGGCGGAATATGCCTCCCGGCTAGAGAAGTGGAAAGCATACTGCCGAATGGATGTGCCGTTGACATACCATTTCACAACCGGCTTGCAGGGCACAGCCTCAATCATGTAAGAGGCAACGCCAGAATCCAGGTAGTCAACGCCGATGCTTTTGTAGTAATCCGGGAGATGTGGGCACTTTTTGATAAAATCCCGGATACATTCGATGATGGATTTCTCCTGCTGTTCTTCGCTCACTTGGGGTGTCCTCCTGCATAATCCGCCACGCTCTTGATGATTTCTTTACCTCGGTCAGCCCACATACGGGGAATCCACATCTTTCCGCGCTTGCCATTGCCCTTGTTGCCAAGCCACTGCCGCTTGGCATAGGGCTGGATGTAGGTAATGCTGGAAACATCTTCCCGGGCGGTATTCTTCAAAGGGCCCTTCCGAAACGGAACATACGGATCTGCAAGCCGACGAACCTCATGGGTAAAAAACTTCTGCGCCCTACCATTGCTTTCAAGGCAGCGGCGCAGTTTGATTTTCCCAATGGGGTCCATTTTCAGTTTGTAGGAAATGTTGCTCATTTTGCGTGTACCTCCCAATGCTGCATTGCGGGGCTACCCATGTCATTGGTCTGCACTGCTGTGATTGTCGCCGCATCCGGGTGTGACAGGAGCCATTGTTTCCTCCCAGACTGGGTGATCTCGTCCGACACAGTGCCCTTTACAATGATGTCGCCGCAGTCAAGTGTCCAATACTGTCCAGCCTCGGAAATGGGCAGCAAGGCGTACTCCTTGGCCGGGAGGTACTGTTTCGCCATGCGGCTGCACACGGAAAAGTCAATGATGGCCATGACAGAGCGGATCTTCTCATGGCTCTTGGCCTTGTCCAGCGCCGCATAGCTTTCCTCCCAGTGCGTGGCCGGAATTACCGTGCGGAAATAGGTCGTTTTATCGGTGTCCCTGTCAGTGATCCGGTTGTAGACCGTTGCGGTGGTATTGGTCAGCATATCAGAACCCCCTATAGGCAAACGGAGTGCTGTGGAGATAGTGCATGGCCGTGTCCATAAGGATGGATTCACGGGTTGTGCCTGCCGCAAACTGGTAATGCACGGACTGTTTGCCCACGGTTTCCGAGGTTTTCAGCCCGCCAGCGCCGCCCATATCCTCCAACGTCTGCATTTTCTCACACAAGGAGCAGACAGCATCCCGAATATAATCCGGGATTTCTGCCTCCGTAAGCCCCCAGAGTTCAACCCGGTGGAAGGTCACCCGGTCTACAAAAGCCTGGGCATTCTTCCGGTTGGCCTTGAACTCGGTTTCAGTGAGCTTCGTTCCGGCAAAGCCGTCCTCGGATTTGTAGTAATCATAATCTGCGTAGATCAATGTGGATGCCTCCAGTCAAATGCCGCAGCCGGTGGTGTCCGGCTGCGGCAATCGGGATTAGCCGTAGCTGATAATACGGGCAATGGGGATGGACTTATGGGAAATGTATTTCTCGGCACCATCCTTGTTGACAGTGCTGACCAGAGTCCAGTTGGGGCCGTATGCCAGTTCTTCATCGTCCGGAGAAGCAGTTGCCTGGCGCTTCATGGTATAGCTAATGCCAAAGGGGGCAAAGCACTTACGCTGCCGGGAATACAGGGTATCCTGGCCACCGTTGGTCTTGGGATCACGGTCAACTTCGTAGGGAACAGTGGCGCCACAATCGGTATACTCAAACGCACCGTCACCCAGGACATAGGTAGTGTATCGGATTTTCTCAACGGGGAATGCACCGGGCGTGGGATTCTTGGTGGAAATAGTCATCGTACCGGTGGCCTTCACAGTGGGCAATTCACCAATACCACCATTGATCTGGGTGAGGGCGACGGTGTCGCCGGAGGAAGTGACGGTGAAGATGCCGTCAAACTGTTCTTCCAGGACAGTCTTCAGCGCAGCCGCCTGGGTAGTTGCAGAACTTCCAACCGCAATGGTTTTTGCAGAGCAGCTAGTTTCAGCGCCGATGGTGTAAACCTCACCGCCAATGGAGATGGTATCTTCTGCGACACCGGCAGTCGTAATCTGAATGGTGTACTTACCGTTGACTTCACCGGTGGAAGATTCGATTTCCGCAGGCATATCATCGTCAACCAGGACAAAGCGGCCATTCAGGGTAGCAAGACCGATGTTACGCTCCATGCCATCTTTGTCCGTGTACTTGAGATAGGTAAGAATCTTCAGATTCTCCAGATTGGTGGCAACAACAGAGTGCATGAGCGCCATAGTGAAGGATGCCTTGTTATCGCCGCAGGCACGCTGCATAGCGGTATTCAGCGAGGTAGCATCCATATATCCAGCCTTGCCCTCGGAATTCGTCACCTTGGTAATGTCTGCGGTATGCTTGGCCACAAATTCCACATTGGCAGCACCCTTCATGCTGAAAATGCCGCGCAGGATCATCAGAATGGTATCCTGGTCAATTTCAGACCAGTATTCGGACACCTGCTCTGCGATAGACTCCATGAAATCCTTTCCTCCGGTAATATCCTTCGTGAAGTCTTTTTCAGTCCAAGAGTTCATTCTGCCGACAACAACGCGGGAATGGTTGAAGGTCTCCAGATTGCTGGACTTCATGTCGGTCTGGCCGTCGTAGTTCTGGGGCTTAGAACCAGAGATCAGGCCCTCCAGCTGGGTGCTGATAAAGTTACCGCCACCGCCGTCTTTCATGGCGGTAGCCAAGTCGGGGCGAGGCCGGATAGCCTTGGACTTGATCAGAGCGTTCCGCTTGGTGTTGGGGATACGGGCGACATAGCCGCCGAAAACTTCTTCATTGAAGATTTTCTTGTCAAAAATACCAGGCATATTTCATTTCCTTTCTTACTCAAAGTCGATTTTTGCGTCCGGATGATCATTTTTGAATGCCATCATCTCGGACAGTGTCATTTTCTTTCCGCCGGAAGTACCGGACGGGCCAGCGGGGGGTGCAAACCACGGGCGGGGCTTTCCGGCAGGGGGCGCACCAGCAGGAGCGCCGGAGGGGCTGTTCGGGGCGGGAGTACCGCTACCAACGGGCGGGGTACCAGCAGGATCGGTGGCAGGATCGGAAGTAGCAAAAGAGCCGGGGTAGGTTTTTTTCATTTCCTCCATCCAGCTATCAGCACCTTCAAACTTTCCACCTTCGGTACGCTTGAAGCCCTTTGCCATGAACTTGTCATAGATGGCATCCTTTACCAGATCGTCGGTGTACTGGTAACCGCTCAGATAGGTGCGGGCGGCAAACTCGGTGGCCTGGGCATCCAACTTTTCCTTGAGGGACTTGGTGTCGGTTTCATACTTCTGCTGCCATTCGGTAGCGGATTTCTTGATACCGTCAATATCCATGTCCTTATAGGACTGGATGGTGGTGTTGGCCTCGGTCAGCTGGCCCTTAACGCCCTCCAACTCGGTTGTCAGCTCCTTAACCTTGTTGTCATGCTTTTCTTTGGCAACATAGCCACCGTCAGCCAGGTTGACCAGTTTGATTTCCTTGTGGGTGCCCAAGGCCGCCACAAGCTGCTCAAAGGTGAGCGCACCGCCGTCAAACAGCGATTTCAGATATTCGTAATCCATTTTTGTTCCTTTCTCCGCTGATTTCAGTTAAACGCCTGTTCACTCAGGCTTCTGCGGGGCATAGCATTTACATCTCCGCTATGCCGTGGAGAAATAAATTGAGGCATGAAAAAAGCGGCGCATTTCTGCACCGCTGCTGGGCAGCCATCTGGCTGCAAATCAATATTGCTTCGACTGCTTGCGCAGCCCTTTCATGGGAATCACCCTCTTTCTGTGAGAAGCGTGTGGGTTGTATTTCAACCTTTCCGTCTGGGAATCCGGTAAATCGTCCCAGCGGAGAAAGGTGCTGTGAGGCGAACTGTGGGGCCAAGATAGGCCGCTCACAGGCAATCCGCATCTTTGAACGCCTGTAAGAGCTTCGGAAACTGGTATGCTATCCAGTCAACCATGGTTTCTTCATGCCCCCATTGGGTGTGCTGGAAATTGCCGCCGATTCCGCTTTCGTAGAGAAATGCATGTACAATCTCATGTCTGATGTTCTTTTTCAGGTATACGGAATAGTTATCTATGTCATCATCTTCATCCTCTGTGCGGAGGACAATTCTTCTGGATGACTGGTCGCAATACCCATCAGCTATCCTTTTTTTGAACAGCGGATCGTCATCTCTCTTGAGATATTCGATGGTGTACTCGGCACCAAGAATGTTGATTTTGAGCATATATTCTCCTTATGCGTAAAGAATCTTTTTCCCGTACCGCACTGCGCACTCATGTTCAATGACGCAGCCATTGTATTTCTGCCAGTTCTTGCAGAAGTACACAATATCCGCATCACCCAATCGCTTGATGCTTTCGCCAAGATACCACAGCGGGGCAGCCTGCGCAGGTGCGTCTTTGAAAAAAGAATCGATAACCTCTAAGTCCAAGCCCAGAAAGTCGAACAGTCTGACAACTGCTGCTCTTTCGGCTTCGATTTCTTCATCGGTTTTACCCTTCATGGGTTGGCTGATGAACAGTTTCATTTCGCATCCT